AATCAGTACCAAATGCGTCATTTATAGCCTTAGCAGATTCAGCATTTCCAGACATAAGCATTGCTTCATATTTTCCTTGAGCTGTTTTATCTCCGCCCATAGCACCCATTTGATACATTCCCATCATTTCATCTAAATATTGATTTGGGTTTTGACCATTTTCTTTAGCTGATTGATATTGTTTTTCTGCTTGTTCCAATGCTGGTTGCATTCCTGTATATGCTTCTTTTACTACTTCTTTTGATGCAGAATCTCCCAATTCAAATGAAGTAGACAGTGCTTTTTGAGCATCAGATAAATATTGTCTGCTATATAAAGTTTGTTGGGTAGCATCTTGAATGTCAACGGCATTATTGGATAATTCGCTTGATTCCATTGACTTCTTTAGTGCTTTTTGATATGCTGAATTATTATCATTTAACTGGCTGCTTAATCCCGCATTATGACCGAATGCGTCCACCTTACCATTCCATACATCAGATAAAACTGAGTTGTAATCACTTCCAAACATATCTTGAGCATTGTCTAAAAGCGTTTGCAAATGGCTTTCAGTTCTATCATTGGCAGAACTCCAAAATATATTATTAGCCTCATTAGGATTTTGTCCATTAGCAATAGCTACAGACCTTTTTTCCGCCAAATTAAACATATCATTTGTATATTCTGTTTGAATATCTTTTATAACACTATCATAAGAATCTTTTGACAACATACCGTTTTGTGCCAAATATGAATATGTATCAGCTTTTGTTTGCCCTTCATCCGGAGCAAGTTCTGAAGATGACTGTTGCATACTATGTATAGTCCCAAAAACATAATCACGTTCATCCGGTGAAAAATTACCATCAGACAATGCTATTTCTAAATACTTACCTAATTCCTTTTTCTGCTTTGCAAATGTTTCAAAAGCATTCTTCCATTTATCACTTAATGCCGTTGTATCCCATTGCCCATAACCAAACAAATCATCATTAACCATAAATGCGTTATACATCTCTTGGTTCATTTGTTCTTCAATGTTATCCATATAACTATTAACTTCATCTGCATAAGATGTAAAATATTTTTTAGGAATATTAAATCCCAAATTTCCTTTTATATCGAGTTTACTTCCACTTTCAACAACGCCCAAATAAGACGAATTAGTAGTATCTTGTAATGAATATCCTGTTGTCAATGCTTGTTTATGTGCTTGTGATACTTGTATCTGCCATGAGCCGACCATGTTTTGAGCCACTTTACCCAAATCACTTGCCGACATTGCTATATCACCAAATAATTCATCCAGTCGATCCTGTCTTAATTCTTCAGCCGATTTATGAATTCCAGATATACCGTCAGCAATATCATCACCCCATAGCTGACCAATCAATGCACCTGCTCCGGCTCCAAACAACGTTCCCACTCCAGGAATAAAAGAACCTATTGCTGCTCCAGCTCCCATTAAACCACTTTTTGTCAACCCACGAGTTAAACTGCGTTGCATATCATTGCGATTTCCGCTACTGTATGCATCAACAATATCGCCAAAAGCCTCGGTTGCACCTGAATAGACTGATTGCACACCTAAATATCTTGTTGCCAAACTCTTTCCAAAAGCTTTTATACTGTCTATAGTCTGATTTCCGTCATCATCTCCATAGTCGCCAAGCAGCTTAGTCGTTTTTTCTAGCGCCTTTGTATTCCTATCAATATCTTTTTCCGATGAAACACCGTTATAGTTTTTATCTTCATAACCCCAGACAAGATTTCGCATAGATTCAAGGTCTGCATTTTTAGAATATTTTAATCCATATTCATTCGCAGCGTTTTTTAAGTAATCCAACTCTTCAGCTTCTTCTTTGTAAGCCTCAACATAGCTTATCAGTTCATTAAAGCCCATGCTTTCTCTGTCTATCCCATGTTCATCTGCATAGCTTGCCGAACTATACCATTTATCCAAATCAGCAGAAGCTCTTTTATAAATCTGTGAAGATGATTCTTTTCCAAACTTAACTTCAGACACCTTAATATCATTAGCTTTTTTCTTTATACCATCTATAGCCTTATCAACATTTGATGTATCAGCAGTTAATTTTACCTGTGACACTCCGTCTACAGCAGCATTAGCCTTATCTACTACTCTATCAATGTCAGTAGCTGTTTTTGAGCCATCAACTTTTCTTAATTTACTGTCTATGCTGTCCATAACTTTTGAGGCTTTATCTGTTGCCGTAATATCAACATTAACACTTCTTTTTTCAAGTTTGTCTAATTCCTTATTTACAGTTTTAGCCTTATCCGTTGCGTTGTCTTTTAAATTTGCGGTTATTTCGATTTCTATATTCGACTTTGCCATAGTGTCCTCCTTTCTTCCGAATTTTTGCAATAAAAAAAACGGCTGTTTTACAACCGCTTTTGAATTCATTATTTTACAATTTTTACGTTCTTTATAGTATGGTCATCCATGCTACTGTAATATTTGTATTCCTCCGGAAACATAAAGTTTGATAATCTATATTCTATCACATCATCTGCAAACTCAATATCAATATCGTATGCAGGAACACAATTATTATTCGGCCAATTCACTTTGTCATTTTCAAGAAGATAGTAATTCCCATTGCTTTTATCAATGGCTATATGCAAATTGTATGTTCCATCGTTCCAGCTTTTAGCATTTGAAAATTTTTTTAGAAATTCATCTTCTGATGATATTCCTAAAACCTTATATCTTCCATTTGAATAACACTTAAAATCAACACGCCATATAGGAGCATTTAGTTCTTCATTATCATATGGATAATAATCAACATCCATATGATAGTTTGATGTTTCATAATTTTCGCCTGAAAGTTGACCAATACCATTACCCAGTGCATCTGTAACAGTTTCTCGGGTATCACCCCACTCTATATACTTTTTTGTCTTAGTATCATATATAGCGTCATACCTTATGTCATTACCACCACATGAGCATAAACATCCTATAGTAAAAATAGTTATTAAAAATATGTTTATTTTTTTCATAGCAAAGCCTCCCTTTTACATAATTTTAACAAAGCAAAAAGGATTTGTCAACTTTTTTGTTTTGTAGGAAAGTTTCCTATAACAACCGGCAATTTGCGTTCAGTTATGGCTTTCTTCATAAATGCAAACACCATTTTTCTTTCACCATCTGTCAGCCGCATTATTTCACTTGGAAATGTACGAAATCCCGAATACACAAATATATCATACAAATTCCGCATTAACGGACTGACTTCTATCAGTTTTTTATGTAGTCTTCTTCATCAACGATATCCTCACCGTCAAATCCGCTGAGTTTGAGAACTTCATCAACTATTTTCGACTTTGTGCCCGCATTAAGCAGAATGTCAACGCAGTCCGCATCATCAAAGATATTGAATTTCTGCTTTATGTCATTGTTACCCCAAATTCTCTGTTTATCTTCATCTACCGTAGCCGTATAAATCAGATTGTTATGATATTCAGTTGTACTTCTTTCACCCGAAATCTTAGGGTATTTCGGTCCGGCCGGATTAGGAATTTGCTTTGTTGCCTTTTTTGCCGCCGCTTGTATTTCACTTTGCGATAATCCTCTTATTCTGAATGAAAATAGGGTTTCACCACTTTGCTTTTTTACAAATATTTTCTTTATGCTATCTTCGTTGCCTGTTTTATAATCTGCCGCCTCAAGCAATGCCTTGACAAGACTTTTTTCGTCCTGTTCAAAGTTGGTTGAAGACTCAAGACCTGTTACATTTGTACTTTCTTTATTTGCCATTTCCCTTACCTCCGCATATATAAATTAAAAATTTTCATAACTTTAAAATGGCTCGTTCTCTCAAACCAAGAACGAGCCATTTTATGTGATTAGTTGTAAAGTTGCTTTGCTGCCATTTCAGAAATCATCTTCGGAATAGAATTTAATCTAAACGAATGTGCTCTCTTAATCACATCACCTGGAGTTAAACTCATTAGGTCAAAAGCTCCGTTTGGTATAGCATTGTTAAATGTTATACGTTCTTCACTGCTGCCATCAGGCTTAATAGATACCCCTTGAAAATTGAATACAGGAAAATATCCATTTTGTATCGCCTTAAGCAGTGGTGCCATTATAACATCATCTCTGATTACCGCCTCTGTGTATGTCAAATCAAATGTCACACCTGTCGGAACCGTTCCCACCAAAATTGAACCAACACCTTGATATTCAGTTGTGTTTGCATTCATTGCAACTTTAAACTCGTTAATTTCTGCAAGGAACGTATTAACGCCATTAACTTCGACAAATAATTTTCCGTCTTTACCTGTCATTAATTCAGTTGTATCTAATGTACTGTTGTTTCCAACTGCCATTTTTCTTACCTCCAATCATTAAGAATTTTCACTGTATTTCCATTTGTAATGAATGAAAATACGCTCTAATGTATCAACGTCAACCGCATTGACTACGAAATAGCCATAATCGGCGCCGTAACCCTTATTTGTATCGAGCTTAAATGTAGGGTCAATAAGCTTGCCCTCGTCAGCCATAGTATCAAGCACGACTTGACCACGTTGGATAACATTTGCAATACCGTCTTTTGTACCATTAACTTTTCCGATTAATTTATCCATTTCACAGTCCAAGCGATAGAATGTTTCATGTCTTACTTTTGCTCGTTTGATTTTCTTCCAGCCGTTATCCTGTTTTTCTTCATCAGGATTAATCAGTGTATTAACACCGCTGTCAAAAACAACCTTGCCGTCTGAATTAACAGATAGTAATAACAATCCGTTTCTTACCGCATTTTCGTATTGGCTGTTCTTTAGTCGTTCTGTAAGTTTTGCCGCACCTGGCATTTCTGTACGAACGATACTTTTACTTGATGGCGTTGCAGCTATAACACCTGCCGCTTTGGCTATTGCCTCAGGTCCGCTGACAGTTTCACCGTCAGAATTGATAAAATCGCTTGCAAAATAAACAATAGGATAATTGTCTATCTTAGATGCATTCTCCATTCTCTTGTTTATATCTAGACTGCCCTTATCACCTATAACGGCAATAGCAAGATTACCGTCTTTAAATGAGGTATTGATATACTCTATCAATAATGCTTGTACATCCGCATCGACTGTATCCAATGCGATTGTGTTGTAGTAATACGGCTCAAATGCTTCAAATGCCGTACTATAATCGGCTGTTGTGACAGTGGGATTTTCGCCACCCTCAAACGGTTGCTGTGAAACGTCTGTAATAGCGTCTGTAACACCGTCTTCAGCCTTTGCAGAAATGTAATTACTATCTTTAACGGCTTTTTCCAAAGCTTGAGGCTCGCCTGCACCAGAGGCAAATGTGATTGTTTCAACCTCTTTTGCACCGTCATAAATTACAAGTTCTCTTGTACTCTCTGCACCCAACTTATCTCGTACTGATACAGTAAATTCATGCGTTCCAGGATATTTAAGTGTCAATGTAACTGCCTTTGTTTCATTCGACTTTAGCTCAATCTTGCCGCTCTTACCACCTGTTCCTAAACGAACTAAGTACAACTTATCTAAGCCGCCATCCATATAAGCCTCTGCCACACTCATTGTACCGCCTGTGCCATATGTATTTTTCATAGTAACATCAGACGTTCCAATTTCATGAATAGTGACTTCATTCAGCGGTCCCCAATCAGATTTAATAGGCAACACACCTATACCGTCTAAAGCGGACGCTACAGTATTATTTACATTACCGTTACTTGAACGTCTGTAAACACCGGCACGAGGGTACTCCTTACCGTCTTCATAAACATATCCCATGCTTATTTTACCTCCTTGTTTTTAAATTTTGATACAATTTCTTTAGCTTCTTCCAAAGTAAATAAATCCTTGTCTGCCCTTGAAAGCGCTGTACGAATAATAACATTATTCGCATTAAATTCATTTTCTGCCTTTGATAATTCATCAACGGTATATCTTGATACAGATGATGTTTTTACCTTTGCAGAGTTCTTTTCAGCTGGCACATCTGCTGTTTTTTCATCTTTTACAGTTTTGGTTGCCATAAGATTACCTCCTTATACAAAAAAGAACGCCTTTAAATAAGACGTTCTTAATCATTTATTTTAATATGTTTCAATAATTCTGAATCAGGCTCTTTGCGCAATACGCAATAATCACCTTCAACAGATAATTGACCGACTCTTAATTCATCAGTTCCAGGCTGAAGTTGATTGTTATTATCAACACGCATCCATGTTCCATCAGGAAATTGTAATACCTTTTTTTGATTTAGCTTAGTACACATCATACTCGCAATAGCATTAGAAACAGCTATATCTTCTGTAAAGATATGAGCGTTCATTACAGCTGTGTACCAATCACCTGCATACATGCTAGGTATTCGTTCACAATTACCTACCTTTGATTTTCGCCAGTACACCGCAGGAATATCCTTTTGAGGTTTCCATACGGTCGGAATATCTTCATCATATCCTATCAGTTTTACATCGGGTAGTAATTTTCGTGTCCATTCATTAACCAGTTTAATCGGATCAGGCTCGCAGGTTTGTTGATTAGGAAACGCAAGTAGTGTAAACAATACCGCCGCAACGGTTATTTTTTTGTCCGCAACATCAACGTATCGTGTAGAATTCCATTTCGCAAGAATGGTTGTTTCCGACTTACCGCTAAAGAAATAGCCGTCTACATTTGTTTTGACCGTTTCTGCTATTGCTTCAATCTCTGATGTGTCTTGTAAATACACATCAATTTCTACTGTACCACTGATTTTACGTTCTGTGTCGGATTGCATATTTGCAAAAAATACAATTCGTCCATATTGTACGTTATCGTTCCATAAATCAGACATATCGTCAGGGGCTGTCTGATTAAAAATCGCAGGCTCATCATCATATTTAGTTAAATATGATGTTATATCGGAACATTTCCTTAGATGATTATTTAAAATTTCTTCAAACATAAATCTTTCTCCTTTAATATGGTTCACTGTATATTGCAATAGCTTGCGGCAATGCGTCTTCTGCAATGCGGTCACAGTGTGGTCTTGCTGCCATCTTACTTGTACCGTCTTCCAAAAACGGACCGTACAAACAATCACTTGTTACTTTCGCTGTAAATGACATTCCGTTGCTTTCTGTTGATGAAACAAAAGAATTACGGTAATTTCCCGTTCTCACTCCCGGTGGTTGACCTGGAGCAGATACACCGCCGCCTGCCATCACATTAAAAACAGAATTTCGCAATGCACTTGATACTCGTGCAGTTCTTCCCGGCAACTGTGCTTTTATCTTATCAAGTTCAGCTTGAACAATAATTTCAATGCTAATCATTTTATATCAAACCTTTCCTCAACATAATAAATCATAGATACATTAAGGCTACCTGCATTATCTACACCCTGAACATAAAATTTACGTCCGTCTGGGAACACAAGATAATCGGTAGCCTTTGCTTTTACCGTTGCTCCATATTGTACAACTGTATGTGTTATAGGGTGCTGATTTTGCCGCCATTCTTCTTTTTCGCGTTGACTTGCCTCGGCAGCAATACCCAAAAATGCTTGTTCGGCAGGTTGGTATCCTACTTCTGTCACACGTCCGCTGGCTGTTTTCCCATGTCTTTTTATATAAATTTCTACCTCTTGAAATCCATATCCAGGTACAATATTTGCTGTGAACATAATTACTCGCCCTTTCTGCTGTTACTGTGCATATCCTCATAAAAATACGGTGGTCTTACCTGTCCGTAATCATTTCCCGATACGGGCGGAACAGAAATACTTGCTTCATTCTTCAATCGGTTATAGAGGTCTTTCCATACCTCTACTCTACTTGAAAAATCATACGACACAGGACCTATTTTTGTAGTGCAAGAGTGTGCAAACTTCATTAGAATAGCTTCCAACGCTGCTAATTTAGCACGTTTCCAATGTCTGTTCATATCCAAAACCGCTTGATACTCCTCATCCGACAAAGCCGCTGTCAACTCTGCCGGATTGAATGTTGTATCTCCCAGTTCAAACCTCAATCGGTCAACTCCGTTTTCCGTAATTGCATTGGGATTATATGAGTATCTCGGCATTACTCATCACCGCCACTATCTTCTTCCTGCTCTGTTGTATGCTTTAAAATTGCCGCTAAAACGGTTTTTCTCGTATCAACTGCGCCTAATACGTCACATACAGAATCACTGTTAATATTCTTTATATATTCCGCCGCATCTGTGGCCGACATTTGAAGTACACGGAAAATTTCTGTTACATCGTCCGCAGTACAATTAATGCTTTTTCCGTCTTGTGATAAAATCGGTATCGATACAACAAATTGTATCGGTTCAACCATTTCCTCTGCATTAATAGGTAACTCGCATAGGATACCGTATCTAACCAGCTTTAACCCCTCATATGCGGACAATTCATCAGGCTGAATTATATCACCTTTGTTATAGTTTTTACCGCCAATACGGCAAGATTTAAGTGCTGTGTATCTCATATATTAGTCACACCCCTTAAATCAATTTTTAGGAGTAACGGCATTTTGGAAATAGAAACCTAAGTCCTTGCACACGATTTCCATATCTTGCGCAATCATACCGCCGATGTAATGAGAATATGTTCCCTCATCGCCCTCCCATTCAATGATAGGAAGAACATTTCCTGTACCCATATCCCAACGGAATGTATATCCGGCAGTTGGCTCATCAATCATTGGCGTAGATGTTGCATATGCCAAAAGCATTGCGTTTTCATCACAAATAAAGCCTGTATTTTCTTCTTCGCCAAGATTTGCACTATTCCATATAGCGTCAAATACAACAACCTCGTCTACACCCAAAATAGCAGCCAATGATTTTGTTGTAACCATTGCAGGTGAGGCTGTGTTACCACCGTAAATAACACGATTCATTACGTCAGGGTGATTAATTAGTGCGTCAAATACACGCTGACCCAATCCAAGTTTATTAGGTTTTCTACCCGTTGTCCTTTTGATTTCTGTAATGCAATCTCCAATAAACTTAATCGGACTTGAATTATCATTATCAAATGATACAAAATCAGTAGAACTTGAACTTGCCGATGTACCACCTGTTAAATCAGTACCCCATACGCCCTTTTTAAAATATTGTTGTGCAAATGTTTTATTTTGGTGAATAAATATCTGTTCAGCGATAACTTTCGACTTGTTTTGACGAAAATTCATTATTCCTTTTGCTCCCATACGCTCTATATCTGATTGAATAATGTTATCATAACCTACAATAATTTGGTCAGGCGTACACTTATAATCATCAGTATCGTAACTGAAAACGGTAGGATCTACTTTACCAAGAATAGGCTTAGGACGAACATTATCTCTTAACAAATCTTCTTTTGAAAATTTATAATATGCTGCTCTCGAAAGCGTTACTGGTATTTCAGGAAAAAATGATGTTGCACCGCCACTCTTACTTTGAAAATATGCCGTACTGATATTCGTAAGCGGAACATTGATAGGTGTTTTACCCTTTCTTATTCTATCAAAAACTTCTGTACCCATTATTTAGCCTCCTTTTTATAATAGTCAACTCTTTTGACTGTTCCCATTGCGTTTGCGTTGCAATCATTCATTGCTATTGCACACACAAAATCACCTGCCTCAGCGGCAACCAATGTACCGTCCGAACCAGGTGTTAATTCTGTTCCTGCTGTTACTGTGGCACTTATAGCCGCAATACCGACAGCAAATATTTGATATGTAACATTATCGCCTTTTGAAACGTCCGCCTCATTGTCAATAGTAACAATACCGATAGGCATTTCCCCTTTGGTATTACAAATTTCCAATAGTCCGTCACTGTTCAACTTAACAGCTTTACCAGCGACGTTTTCCATATCTTCAGCCGCAACACCGACACGGGTAGTTGATGTATTAATTCCGTTTGTAATATATTGCTTTGCCATTAATATCAACCTCCAATCTCATTATCATAGTCTTCCATAAGTTCGGGGTGTGTTTCCCACGTTTTTGCCATAGCCTCTGTGTCACTCATTGTTGGATTTGATTTCTTAATCTCATCGGCAATAGCACGAGCTTTGGCAATGGCAGTAGAACCGGATACATCAGAATGACCGCTCTTGCCGATTTCGGTGAATGCGCCCGACTTCTCTACCGCCTCAACCGCCATATCCAACACACCAATCATGTCTTGATATGCTGTACCGCCTGCGGCTTTCAAGCTTTTTAGTGTAGGTACGAGTTCTTCAGACTTTTTGCCTATAACTTCGTACTTTTTCGCAATAGCTGTAATTTCTCTTTCTTCCGACTCGTCACGAGCCTTTCTTAAGCTTTTAAGTTCGGCCGCAACCGCCGGATGAAGTCCCTTATAAATATCTTCTGGATCATGATTTATCGGTTCATCCTTAATCTTCTTAACGTCCTTGTCGTCTTTATTGTCATTTTTGCCATTGTCATCATCTTCAGGCTTCGTTATACCAGCCTTATTAACGATAGCCTCCAACTGCTTCTTTTCTTCATCAGTTAGCTTATCCTTATCAATATCTTCAATTTTCATATCATTATCAGCTCCTTCATTATTACTTTTTAATATACCGAGTGTTTCTGCCTTTAATGCCTTCACAATCGTGGCTGTTTGTGGTTCTTCCGAACCTGTCGCAACATAGTCACTTACACTGCCGCCGCTCCATTTTTCTGTTGAAAGTGTAGCGGCACCGTAAAATTCTTCAAGACTTTTATCCATTGCAGATTTTTTATCTGTAACGTTATCATCTCTAAGAATTGAAATAAGACTACTACTTAGCGATTCTGTGTATTGCCATATTTGCCTAACTACATCGTCCAATTTAATATCCTTTAATTTTGCAGCAAAACTTTCAGCCTCACCGCTCTTTCTTATAGGAGTTTTAGACTTGTACATTGTAACAAATGCGTCAGGATTGGCACCCTCCGGCACTAAATCAACCTTTGTAATATTCAAATTTTTTAACTTATTTGGCATTACCCTCTACCTCCTCTCTGATAGCCTCACCCTCAATACTGAACATTGAGTATGTACCATCTTTAACTTTTTTCCACACGCTTTCATCCGTCACATGAAAACCTATCCACCAACCGTCAGCTAATGCATCTTCAGGCAAACCTAATGCTTTGAGTTTTTCTTTTGTGAACACCATGCTTTCAATCATTGTGGCTACACCGCCACGTTCATGAAGTTCGCCACCGTCACCATAAAACTCAACATAACGATAAACTGCTTTTTCAAGTTCGTCAATATCAATAATATCTTCCTGCCAATCGGTGATTTTTTCGCCGTTGGCACGAGCCGATACATTCGCCCAACCAAATACCAATCGTTGTTCTTCATATGATTTCTGTACATTGAAACGTGCCTTTACTACCTTTTCAGGTTCATCCCTTGCCTTGTGAATGATGTAATCATTAAAACTTTTCAATTTAATCAACCTCCTAAAATTTTAGCATCAAAAAAACACGCTGATTTAAAACCAACGTGTTAATTTATCAATTTCATTTTTAAACATTATTCAATTTCAATTTCATCCGCTATATCACTTAATGAACGTCCATTAAAAATGGTATCATTCATTAAATCATCTATATCCGAATATATCTTCACAATGTCATTATAACCCACTTCAAATTTAGTCCTACTCCATGGATTGATACAACAAGTCTTATTGTCATATTCGAATACCACATCTTGTACAAGCGATAATATTAAATTTTTTATTTCTTCTGAATTTAATTTCATAAAATATCACCATTGACCTTTCTTTCCGAATCCGTTATGTCTCGAGTTCTTCGTTCTTCCAAAGTTCCATCTTTCCACTTGTATGTATGAATATGTTCTCCGTTTTTACCATATGGATGTTGTTTTGGATTGCCGTGATCCGTAGGATGAATTTGTTTTACCATATATCCGTCTTTGTCATATATTGTACGTTCTATATGTCCATCCGATTTTTCTAAATCTAACACTGCATATGGCTTTAATTGTCTTGGAACAGAGCCACCTTTTCTATGGTTGGTTGCTATAAATGTTCCATCAGTCGAATATTTATAGCCACTTCGTTCAGACTTTGTAACTCTATATGCAGCCTTTAATTTGTCCCATTCCTCTTTATTATTATACTTTAATTTTTGGAAATCTTCAAGAGTTTTAGGGACATTTTCAGCCCCCAGCTGTTTTTTATATTCCGCATATTGTGACTTGTCGGCATAATAATTGACACATGCTTTCTTTTCCGCCTCACTCATACTGTCCCATTTGTTTGGAACACTCGGTATTTTATTATTGTCACCCGTGAAAAATTCTTCGCCACAACAACAATTTGTATGTACCGGCGGTGCCATTATCTCAGGACCGTTATATTTAATATCGGACGGTACATTATATGGTTTATCAAATGGTACTGTTTGTCCGTTCAATGCAACGCAAATCGGACAAACATTGTCATTGTTTGATGTCACCCAACGTCTATATACATTCTGCATATATCCATGTTCTATCGCCCATTGTATATATGCTCTGTTTGCCTGATTATGTGCTGTAACGATTTCAGTTCGCGCTATATCCTTTGCCCTCTTCGCCCGTTGCTTATCTGCCATCCGTCTTGCCGCCTTTGCAGCTCTGCTGTTAATTTCATAATCAGTTAATTTAGGATTATTCTCACGCAGAGTATTCCGCATATTTTCATAATAGCGGGTATTCTGATTAAGCTGTCGCTCTGTTAATCCTACCGTATCTTTTATTCTACGGGCGGCAAAATACGGTGTATCACCTTGTTGTAATGCAGTATTTATAATGCTTTTAACATTTTCTCTCTGTGTATCATTGATATTTGCAATAAGATTACCCGCTCTTTCATCACACCATTTGGTGTAAAATGCAGAATAATCAAACTGACTATCTTCATTATTTGCGTTATCATCATCTGATATTTCGGTATTGATACTTATCAAGTCTTTATTATCTTCATATGCGGTTTCAAATCTTTCTTCGCCAACATGCTCTAAGGTTGGTGTCAATGTTTCATTTTCAAAATCACGCAGATTGGAATCAAACGGTGCATGTACATCTTCTACGCTCTCATTACCGCTCATGACTTCATCTGCTGTTTCTTCATCTATGTTATAGTCATCCCATAAAAATAATAATGCCAATGTTATCGGAGTTTCGTATTTATTCAACATATTACGAATACGTTGTAGCGCATTTTCACCTTTTTTACTTCTATCGGGTTTGCGTATTTTTTCAAATATTCTCCTTGCTTTTCTGAATGTAAACATATATTATTCCTCTTTGAATTCACTCTTTTCGGGTGCCGTCCCTCCATTACCTGAGTAATCTGCACGTTCAGGCAGCTTTGCGGCATCACGAAGATAATCTTCAAGCTGTTCATCAGGTGATATAAATCCTGCACTTGAAACTTTTTGTATAAAGTCACCAAGCTCACCGATATTTCTATTTTCAATTTCGCCATGAATTATCGTTGGATAATCAGTAATATCTTTAAATGCCTCACCATTCATATCTATTAAATCGGGAATAGCTTTATTGTTAAACACTTCTGCTATCATATCAAGATACGCACCGATTGCCACTGAAAACATCTGCGACTTGTCACTGCCGAGATTATATGTTCCTGTACTCTGATGTCCAAGCAATATGAAATCTGCAAGTACCGTCATTGCAATTCGTGTATCATATCGTTCAATAATAGCATTTGTATCAAAATTACGCTTGCCACCGCTCGTGAGTAGCTCTAACTTCCACCCTTCAGGTTTTACAACTCCCTCCAATGAATCGCGACGTATACTTTTAACATATCGTTCCGCTTCACGTCTTGCACTGACCATGTTTTTATCATCATTATCCCATATATCAACACCTTCAGGCGCGGTCATTACAGGTAAACCTGCCAAATCACGTTCAATTCCTATACCCTCAATTTCTTGTATTCGCTTTTTAAAGTACCAAGAGCGGTACGAATTACGCAATATACTGCGTCCTTCGGGGTTTCCTTTACTGCTTTTCGTACGGAATAGCAATAATTTATTTGCAGGAATTGTGATTAAATCAAACTTCGGCGGTGGCATTTGCGTTAATCCCAACAGATTATCATTATCATCATATTCCCATCTGTACAAAGTTTCCTGTGAACGTATCGGTAACTTCTGCCACCCTATTCGACCGTCATTATATTTACTGTTCAGACGAATATCTTTTTTACGTCCCATTCGACGCTTATATACAATTTCGTGAGCACTCCATCCGTATGTCAACATAGACAATATTTCTGATATTGTGTCAATCCACGTTTCAGTCATATCATTCATACATTGCCACACAAAATCAGCCGCTTCCTCATCCGCTGGAGTATTGCCGCCTGGTTGAGTGTCCCATGAACAACCTCGTATTAGCATATCAACCGCAAATAAAATAGCTCCAACTACATCATCATTGTCAGCCATTTCACGATATGTTTCTATACCCTTTTTTCCTTGCAGTTCCGGTAAGAATTCCTCGTAAAAAATTCCGCCTGTACGCTTTTGACCTGCACGACCAAATTCTTTCATGTAACCCATATTTCAGTCACCTCATCATCCATTC